TGCCTGCACGACCTGCGGATTCGGTGTACAATATATTTTCATAATCATAATCATACAGCAATAATGAGGGGATCTGTTCACCAATGTCGTTTATTTCTACTAACACTGTTGCCTCATTATACATCATACAAACTCTATGTATAATCTCAGTATATTCGACAGGTGTTATCATATTATCTTTGAAAGTGCACACCTGTTGATATGGCATTTTTGAAACATCAACAATATGAAACGCAGAGTAGTCTAAACCCTTACCACGAGAAACATCAGCAATGCAAATATATGATTTTTCTTCTGATGGTTCCTGATACATCTTTATGCCATTGGTCTCAGTGATCGGTTGTCTTCCAACTAATGACTTCAACTTGCTACCATCAACCAATGTACCTGATGAACCTAAGAACTCGCACTGAAACTCTTGAGCAAACTTTTGTGTATCAAAGTCCATAGAAGCAAGCGTATCTTGTCTCCACGCTTCGTCTCGACCTGGGATCTGTTCCCAAGGTACTATGACATACTTGTAACCATTTGAACCGTCTCTCGCTCCTTCACAGGTCTTATAGAAGTGGTTTAGACCGTTTGGAGTAGAAGTAAGTAGAATCTTTGTTGTTGTACCAGAGGAGATCGTAGGGAAAACGGAAGCAAAAAACTCATCCCAGTTTTCAACGAATGCTGCCTCATCGATGTATAGAAACGAAACAGACTTACCACGAATTGCACTTGAAGAAGTTGCAGCAGCGATAATCTTACATCCGTTCTCAAACTCAACCGAACCTTTGTTCCATTCTATTACACCTTGTTGTATCCACTTAGGTAGTGCTTCGTATGCGATCTTGATACGATCCAAAATCTCTCTTGCCGCATCACCTTTGTTTGCCAACAGACCAACTGTTTTGTGACCATTGAATAGAATGTAGTGTAGGATAACTGCCACCGCAGTTGTAGTTTTGCCTGCTTGTCTTGATGTGACAACTGTTACACGTCTGTTATCAGTTATCTTTTGTATGATCTCTTTTTGATATTCGTAGAGTTCTATCGGAATAAGACCATGATCAACATGGACGATATTGATATACTGTTCAGAAAAGTATATTGGATCTTCTGCGCACTTGACAAACTCTTTAAGTTTTTTCTTATCCCAGTTTACTGAAACGTTTTTGCGCTTTAGATTTACATTACCGAGATAACCTTTTTCAATCGGATCTATCTTCATCTTTTATCATTTTCAATAAGTCACTAGTTGATCCGACATATAAGTTATTGTTAGTAACATTTTTACCAGAGTCATCTACTTGTTCATCTTCCGCTTGTAGTGCTTTCACTTTCTTCTGTATTTCAAGCAAGTCTTTGTTTGCATCTACTAGAGTTTTAGTTAATTGACCAACAACCTCAAAAGCACGTGGATGTTCACTCGCCTTTGCTAGTTCTACAAGTTGACTGAGTGCTTCAGAACTGGTTTCAATTACACCATATAGATTACTCCGAGCATACTCATAATCTGATTGGATATCTTGTTTCTTATCAACAGATTTAGGTATTACAACAGGTCTTTTTTCATCAACTATCAGATCCCCTTCTATTCCGAGGATCTCATTCATATTATCTTTTAAGTTTTTCATCAGTGGTCATGCCTATCTATTCCATCAAAATAATCAAAAGAGTCAAACGCAATTCCATAATTAGTGTTTGCGGTAATAGCACTTGCTGCTACACTAGCAGATGAGTTTGAAGTTGGTGAACCATTCGCCAGTAATCCAGGTGTCAATATGATTTTCTTATTTGGTCCAACTTCTGTACCAATTGGGTCTGTAGTTTTATTAGCAGTCAAATCAAGAACTGTTCGTTTAATAATACCTTTGTTTTTAGTTGGACCAAACAAGTATCCTTTGACTGTGAATGACCAAGTGTATAAGATTGCTCTTCGAGTTTGAAAATCTGCTTCGTATGTATCTTCAATTCCTAAACTATTCAATACAGTGGGCACATCATAATAGTCAGGCACACTATTAGATAATCGCATACTCATAGTCCACTCTGGTCTAAAGTATGGAGCGATTTGCTCTACAACTTGAACCGCATCTTCGTTATTAGCGAACATACCATACAATGACATATTGAAGTTGTATGGAATGGGTGTGTATTGCGTTGCTACACTATTTGCGTATCTAGTAGCACTAGAACTTTTGTTCATCTTGTTCAATCCACGTTCTGGTGCATACACCATATCAGTCAACTCAAATGATAAACGTGGCAACTGTATCGCAGTTGTTTTATTTAAACTTGGATCTTGATTTAGTCTAGCAAGAAACTTTTCTCTTGGACCATACGCAATAGGAACACGTATCTGCTGAACAGGCACATTAGATGAACTGTATCGCACTACATCGATGTCATTGAACATACGCCCAAACATAATGATGTATCTACGCATTGTTGCATTATAGAAAAAGTCTGCCATTATAATTCTCCAAACGGATTACTTTCCGTCCAATCTATGAAGTTGTTATCACTGCCGTCTGTAAGGTCGGTTGTTTGAGATGTATAGAACTCATTGTTTGCAGAATCGTCAGTATCTTCAATACGATAGTTTTCTTGAACGATACCAGAACCGTCTTCCATATTGAATACATTGCCTGCTTCATCAGTAACCTGAAAAGCAAGTACATCGCCAGACTGAGCAGTTTCAATATTGTCGATTGCAGCAACACCAGTATCAAGTCTCTCATGAGAGTATTCAAACAACTCGCAAGTGACATCATAGGTTTGTAATGAACCCATCTGATAGAATATTGCTTCGTGTTCTACGAACTTAATCTCAAACAGTTTGTTGTTGAGTGGGAAGTATATTAAATCGCCTTCGTTTGGTCGATCAGTCGTACCAACTGTATCACTTCCGTCAACATAAACTTCCTCAACAAAACGTCTACGTGCCATTGTGAGTATCATTTGATCACGTATCTCTAAACCAAATTTAGATAAGAAAGTTCCGTCCCCCTCAAACCCATCAACAGACTTGACATACATTTCGATAGGATATGCTGTATCAAACTTAGACAGTACGTCCTCACCGAACAACAAGTCTTCTTTGACTAGAGTTCTAGGAATATACAAACACTCAATACCGTAGATGCGAATAGACTCTATGATAAGATCCTCGACGAGGTTTTGCTCCATCGAGTTTGTAAAATTATTGAAGTAATGATTTACTGTAGGCATTTATTTACCCAATCATGTCATAAGTTGGAAGCGAGTATGTGTTGACCATTTCTTCTTCCAGTCTTCTTATTTCCTCATCTGCTTCTTGGTAAATTTGTTCGCCATTAAATGTCACACCACCAGGGAGTTGCATTCCTGTAAACTTCTTGAGATTATTACCCCACTGTCGTTTGATCAGTTGAGTGCAATATTTGCGTAACCATCGATCACTCCAAACATCAGCGTATGTATCTGCATCAACCGTCTTGTAACAATTTACAATGATAGTTTCTCCAACAGATACTTTTGCTTCCCAATCCATATCTAAATGCAATTTATCTGTGTGTCGATTGAAACGCAATAGTGTTTGACCAACAAATAACTCTTGCATCATTCCAATGCGTTCCATAGACATATAGTAGTTGGCAAATGTACCATGTGCCCAGTCATATATCTCATTAAGTGTTATTTGGTATCTAAGATTAAACAGATTGTTACTATTGACACCTGATCCGATAGGCATCACACCAACAACACCAATTATGGTTTCTGGTAGTGTGATATATTTGTTTGTAATGTCAGTTGCAGTGACAACATGCTTATAGTAATCGTGCTCAGTTCCATCATAGTGGAAGTCCCTGTAGTAATCTAGAGCATCATCGATTCTATCTTGAACCTGATCTTCGTCTACATTGATTTCTATAACAGGATGCCCGAGTTCTCTCAGGCAATATTTTTTGAATTCTGTTCTTGTAGTTGGAGTGGCCATAAAAAAGTCCCAATAGTTTATATCTACTGGGACTATTTATAACGCTGAGACTTGTAACGATTAACTCTTACCGAGATAAAACGCACCTGCAGCAAGTATCGATGTCTTTAACCATTCAAAATGCACGACTGCATTGTCAAATCTTAGGTATTCAACGATAGTCTTTTTAGTGTCGATGATACCAAATAGGTATGATCCACCAATCTCTTTAGTTACAGGAACAACTACGTCTAATCCTGTGAGTCCTGCCATCATTGCCCATGCTCCTAAAAATAACATAGACAATACAAATATTCTACGAGTTAGTTTTGCAAATTTATCGTTTCCAACTCGATTCGCTGCTGCGTTTGCTGAACGAGATGCGGACTCCCTGTCTGCGTTCTTCAGATCCGCTTTCTGTTGCCGATCCGCCATCATCATTTCCATCTGTTTCTGTTTGTTCTTCTGCGCTTGGTCCATGAACTTGAACAGACCGCCCATCGCTGCCCCACCCGCCATCGTTATCAGTTCTATTGGTATCATTCTGTTTTCTCCTATAAAGGTACAGTCTAACGCTATTTATAAGAGTCATTATGCCTGATGCGATAACAATAGCATACATCCACCATGGGATAGACATGAGTGCTTTTTGTGTATCAAAGTTTGGTGATGGCAGAGGAATCTGTTCTATATCACTCTGTTGTATTTTATCCTTTACTACATTTGACACTTCGCTTGGTGGTGGGTTTTCTGCCTTTGATATCTTATCTACTGCTTCGCCT